CATGTCCACGACGGAGAGCCCGGTGTATCTCGTTTCGTAGTCGTCGAAGGTGCTGCCCGTGAGCCGGTGCTCCGTATCGATGCTCTCAACGACCTCCTGTCCGTAGGCCCGGAGCACAATTCTTCCGGCGCGGTCGGCAAACACATTGCAGGCGCAGGTCTGCGCCACCCAGGAGACCACGTCGCGCCAGTTGCTGATGTCGTTGTCGGCGTAAAGCTGGAGCCGCCGGGCGCCGTTGGCGAAACCCTCAAAATCCCTGGCGCGGTTGCCCAGCTCCAGACCGCAGGAATCGCAGGCCAGCTTGAGCAGCGTGTATGGCGTGCCCACAAGGACGCTGGTGGAAAAAGTACGGTCCAGCTTCGCCATGTTGTCGTAGGCGGTGATCTCCACGCCCGTCGCGCCCCAGCTGGCTTTGGAGACGGTGAACACGCCCAGAGGGATATACTCATAGAAGCCCGTTTCCAGCCGCAGGCCGAAATACGGAATGATCTCGGAATCCATCAGGGTGTAGCGGGACAGGTTCAGCGTCTTGAGCAGCGTGATCTTCAATTCACTGGTGTACACCTGTCCGATCTGCACATTGGAGGCATCCGAGCACTGGCCCGTAATGGAAAAGGACCCGGACAGGATGTGCGCCTCCGTGAAAGCCACACCGTTGACCGTGCCCTTGATCCTGTGCCGCTGGACGGGGCGCGACATGGCATCTTTGAATCTCTGCGATACGGCGTACATTACAATTCCTCCATCTCGACCGACAGCGTGTACAGTCCGCCCCTGGCGAGCTGCGCGCGGGCGTTGCGCACATGCTTCTCACTCTTGATGGTGAACTGGCACTCGTGCCCTGTCATGTTGTCGCGCTCGGGAAAATAGGCAAACACGATGACCGTGTCCATGCCCGCCCAGGCGCGGAACAGCTCCGCCCATTCGCCGGAGAGCGTCCATGTGCCTTTGATCGTCAGCTTGGATTCCCGGCGGACGGAGACCTGCGTGGTGCCTGCCTCCGTCTCATACTCGGTCTTCAGCTTTTCGCTGACAAATTCCAAATCGCTGTCCGGCCGGGGCAGCGCAATATCATTCACTCGAAGCTCCTGAAACATCATCTGCCTCCTGACCGGTAGTTCGCCCTCTGCGCGGCGGTTACCACGATCTCGTCAATGCGGTCCTGCCCGATGTAAACGGGGATGCAGATGTCCCCGCCGACGCCGCCGTTCCCGGCGAGCGCGTCCATGAGCTGCTGGGTCAGGCCGATGCTTTCCGCTCCGCCATTCGCGGCAGCGGTAAGACCCGGCGCTCCGGCGAGCATCGGGGTCAGAGTCATGCCGGCAGCGACGTTCTCCATCGCTCCGGCGACCAGACCCTTGCTCTTTTCGATGCCCTTTGCCAGCCCCTTCATGAAGTCCGGCATCCAGCTTTCGTAATCAGTCAGCGGGCCAACGTCAGGGACGGAGAAATGCAGAAACGAGCGGATGGAATCCGCCACGCTCCGGGCGGCGTCTGCCACCGCGCCGATGGCCGAGCGTATTCCGTTGACAATCCCCATGATGAGGTCGCGTCCCCAGGAATACGCCTGCCCGATCAGCCCTTTGATGAAATTGACCGCCTGATTAAAGCTGCTGCTGATGGTGCTGTAAATCTGGCTGACGACGCCGGCAATGGCGGATTTCATGTTGTTCCAGATTGACACAACCGAAGATTTCAGCGTATTCATGAGCGACGTGACGGTGCTCTTGATATTGTTCCAAATTGAGGACACCGTGCTGTGGATCGCGTTCATTACCGAGGTAATGGTGCCCTTTATGCTGTTCCAGGCGTTGGACACAGCCGTCTTGATGGCATTCAGCGCGTTGGTGATAACCGTACTGATTGCCGTCCAAATCTGCTGGAAAAAGTCGCGGATACCCTCAAGGATCGGGGTCAGGAAAGCGACGATGCCGTTCCAGATTTCCTGTATTTTCGCGCTGATTGCTTCCAGTGCCATGCCGATGAGAATCTGTATGGCCTGCCAGATGGTTTCAAACAGATACTGGAGCGCGGAGAGCAGCGGCTCGAAAAACTCATAGATAGCCGTCCATGCCGTGGTGATTGCTGTGGAAATGGTCTCTGTCACCGTCATGACGATGGTTTTCAGCCCTTCCCAAATTCCTGTGAAAAACTCACTGAGGGCCGTCCAAACGGTCTGCGCCGTCGTGGAAATCACCGCCCAGGTGTTTTCGAGGAAGGCTTTCACCGCCTCTACTGCCGTGGTGACGGCGCTCTTGATATTCTCCCAAAGGTTTATCCAGAACTGCCGGAAGGATTCAGAGTGGTTCCACAGATACACAAAAGCAGCGACCAGCGCGGCGATAGCGGCCACGATCAGTATGATGGGATTTGCCATAAGCACCGCCCAAAGGGAACTGAGTGCGCCCTTCACCACGCCGATGGCGGAGGCGATCTTCGGCCCCCAGGACATGACCGTGCTGACAGCCCCGGCGATTTTGGGCGCCCAGGTCATAATAGTACCCACGGCGCTCATCACCTTGCCGACCACAATGAGCACGGGGCCGATGGCGGCGACCAGCAGCGCCAGGGTGGTGATCAGCCGCTTTGTGCCATCCGACAGGCTGTTGAACCAATCCACCACCTTTTGCAGGGCAGAGACGAAGCTTCGCACAGCGGGCATCAGGATTTCACCGAAAGAGATGGCAAGCTCCTGGAGCTGGGATTTCAGAATAGTCAACTGACCTTCCAGGTTGTCCTGCATGGTATCCGCCATCTTCTGGGACGTGCCGTCGCAGTTGGCGATGGCGGCAGATAGCTTGTTCACATCCGCCTCGGAGGCGTTCATGATGGCGAGGAAGCCGGACATGGCGGTCTTGCCCACCAGCGTCTCGGCGGCAGCGGCTTTCTCGGATTCGGTCAGCCCGGAAAAGGCCGTGCGGCAGTCCATGAGGATGTCGTTCAGTTCCCGCATGGAGCCGTCCGCGTTGGTGGTCTGGATGACCACATCCCCGATGGCCTCACCGCTGATCTTGATCTCGCCCTGCAGCTCGGTCATGATCTTGCGCAGGGACGTGCCGGCCTGGGAGGACTTGATGCCGGCGTTCGCCATCAGGCCGATGGCAAGCGCGGTGTCCTCGGCGGTGTAGCCCAGCGCGCCGGCGATGGGCGCAGCGTACTTGAACGTTTCGCCCATCATGCTCACGTTTGTGTTGGCGTTGGAGGAAGCCGCGGCGAGGATGTCGGCGAAGTGACCGCTGTCGGATGCCGAAAGGCCGAAAGCCGTCAGCGCATCGGTCACGATGTCCGATGTGGTAGCGAGGTCTTCACCGCTGGCGGCGGCAAGGTTCATAATGCCCTCAATGCCGTCCAGCATGTCCCCGGTCTTCCAGCCGGCCATCGCCATATACTCGAAAGCCTCGCCGGCCTCGGAAGCGGAGAACTTGGTTTTCGCGCCCATTTCGCGGGCCTTCTCCTTCAGCGCGTCCAGGTCATCCCCGGTCGCGCCGGAGATAGCTGCGACTTTCGACATCTGTGAATCGAAGTCGGCGGCAGTCTTGACAGCGGCGGTTCCCAGCCCTACCACAGCGGCGGTCGCCGGGAGCATCTTCTCTCCGACGCCGGAAACCTTGTCGCCCATCTCCTTCAGATGTTCGCCCTTGGCGGCAATTTCCTGTACGGCGGTGGCGGACTGCTTTGCCTGTTCCTCCAGGCGTTTCAGCTCCTCCGTGGTCTCGATGATCTCCCTCTGCAGCGCGTCAAACTGCTCCTGAGAAATCTCCCCATTGGCAAGGGCGACATTGGCCTGCTCGGATGCAGTCTTCAGCGTTTCCAGCTTGGTTTTTGTCTCACCGATAGCGTCGCCCAGCAGACGCTGTTTCTGGGAAAGAAGCTCCGTATTGCCGGGATCCAGCTTTAAGAGCTTGTCCACGTCCTTCAGCTGTGCCTGGGTGTCCTTGATCTCCTTATTGACATTTTGCAGGGCCTTCGACAGACCTGTGGTATCGCCGTCTATCGTGACAGTCAGGCCCTTAATGGATCGGCCTCCGGCCATGTGAACCCCTCCTTCCCACTGGTTTCAATATCATTAACATTTACAGGATTGAAAAACGAATGGTTTTGTGTTACCCTTGCTTTATAAAGCAAGGCTGCTCTGATCGTGGAGAGCTGATGCGAGCATTCCTTATCTTGAGAATGCGGTGTGCGCAGATTGATTCAACAATCTGGCGGCATCTGTTCGTGTAACTGAAAGAATCTTATTCAGGGACATCGAATTTGACAGGATCACCTGTCGGATTCGATGTCCCTTTTTTAATGATGAAAGGAGCGTAACCCCATGAAGCAGAAGACCATCATCCTCGTGGACGGCGAGAACATCAGCGCGAAGAACGCGGAGCGCATCATCGCCATCAGCAACCGGCTCGGCCATGTCGCGGAGCGCAAGGTTTACCATCATCAGAAGGACCCCGTCACGCGCCAGTGGACGGAAAAATCCAAAGGTGGCGGCTACAAAGACATCCGCCTTTTTGGCGCACCCGCGAAGAACAAGGTAGACCATAAGATGCAGAAAGATGCCAGAGCTTATCTGCGAAAGCCTGACGTCGGCATGGTCTGCGTCGTCACCTCTGACGGCGGCTTCTGCTGCCTCGCGGAGGACGCCAGGGCTGCGGGCAAAAAGCTGTGCTTCATTGGCGGCAAACAGGCGTCGCGCAGGCTCCGCAATACCAGCGCCCAATTCATGAGAATGAAGTGATCAGAAACGGTCGAAATCCTCCTGGCTGGCAAGCTGGTTATAGCTGTCCTGGCATTCGTCGTTCCTGCTCTCCGCGTACATTTCATTGACCATTCCTATCGTCAGCAAGTCCAACTCGCTGATGTGGAGCCCGATCTGTACGCAGCGGAGCAGGAACAGCGCCGTGGTCATCGGGCGGTCAGTCGCGCGAAGTTTTTTTTAGACTCCACATCCGTCTGAAGGTTCAGTCCCCACAGCTCTATGATCTGGGGGAGCACCTGGTAGATGGAGAAGGTATTGAACCGCTCCAGCCACTCCTCCGGAGAATCCGGCACAGTCGGGTCAGCATGGCGCGCCATGATGTAGCTGATATTTTCAAACATCTCAAGGGAGAAGGTATCCAGCGTGGACGCCTTCTCGTCGCTGCCTTCCATCGCTTTCTGCAGCGCGTCCAGGTCGCGGTAGATGTCCCGGTGGAACTTCACCCGGTACAGCCGGGGAATGGCGGCAGAGGCACGGAACGTGACCTCCTGGCCGTCAATGCTGATCGTCTTTGTCACCGCCATCGCTTAGCCCTCCCCATTGCTGTCGTCGCCGCCATCCTCCGCGCTGGGCAGGTACACGGCGTCGTACCAGCCGTTATAGGTCGCGGTGTCCGTGGTATCGCCGGTCTTGGCCTTCACCGTGCCGTCGGGCAGCGGAGAAGCCTTGATGGTGAGCGTTTCGGTCTGCACCTCTTTGCTCTCCTCGTTGGTCTTGCCCTCAATGCCGGGGCGGGAAGCCGCGCAGTTGTACAGCACATGGCGGATATGCTTCTGATCGCCGTCGAACTCGAACAGCAGTGCAAAGGCCGCCAGGTTGGACTCGGCGTTTTCCACCAGAACGCCATTGGCGTCCAGGGTCTCCTTGAGCACATCGGTGCGGAAGCTCTCCGGAATCATGGCAAGCTCCAGGTCACCGTCGTAGCCCATATTGTTGTTGATGACGTAGTACACGCCGCCGTCCGCATAGAAGTTCTCCGGCTCGCCGTTGGCGTCCAGGGACAGCGATACCGCGCCGGGAACCGGTACGGGTGTGCCGAAGGACGGCACGTTCTGTGCCGACAGCGTCAGCAGCGCGTAATGCACATTTTTCAGATTGAATTTGACCTTATTCTTAGGCATTTCAAAACCCTCCTTCAGTCGGTGCGTAAGACCTCGGTGGCGTAAAGCACCTCATACAGGCGCTCGGTTTCGATCCACACTTCGGTCTTTTCATAGAAAATGCCGTGCCGGTCCAGCACGGTCTCCAGTTGCTTCTCCACGTCCGGCTGCTTCCGGTCGGTGTACAGCTCGATGTGGAGCGCGTCTATCCTCTGGTACACGATCCCGTCGGCGGAGAAATTGTCCGAGGATGGAAACAGGAATATGAGAAAAGGCG